TCATCCGTGCAGGGCGGTGTCGGCGTTCCCGTTCCGCTCTGTCGCTTTTTGTCTTATTATGATACCCACAAAATCGGCATTGTGCAACAGCATTTTTTCGGCGTATACGCACAAAAAATCCCCCGGCTGCTATATCTATGAGTATAGCAGCCGGGGGTAATTTCAGTTATTCAGTTCCTTTTCTCCGTCCGTTTTGCCGGGGTTGTCCTCCACAAAGATGCCGCCCAGCGTACCGATTGTGCTGTCCACGGCGATGTCCAGTTCCTTAACCGCCGCCTCGATCATGGCCTTTACCTCTGCCGTGACCTTAATGCCCTTTGCTTCAAGCATCTGCACCACATAATCGTACTTCGGGATGGGCAGCGCACCGGCCTCGCGCTGCTTCTCCGCCGCCTTGACCAGAACGGTGACAATGCCGTACAGGCGCTTGTCTTTCAGCCAAGGGATGCCGGTCTTGATCAGCCACGGAACGGCCACGCCGGTGAAGAACAGGCCGAGGATGGCAAAAATGGCCTCAATGACAATGTTGATGATGTCGGGAATGATCTGTGTCATGGTGTGTACCTCCTTACACTTTCGTCAGATATTTCTTGTCCACGTTTCCTGTGATTGCGCCGCTTTTCAGCGTGGAAACTGAAATGCGGTCGCCGCTGATTGCCCGGACATACAGCTTTGCGCTGTACACCCACGAGGAGAATTTGCGCGTGGTGCCGTAGACTGTGGCAGCCTTGTCCATCGTCACCTGATCGCCCACGGCCAGCGCCGCCGCTTCGGTCTTGATGTCCGCCGCGTCCACCCAGCCGTACACGGTGCTTCCGCCGCCGCTCACGGCGACAAGGTGATACGGATGCCTGCTCACAAGCGGCTGGTACACCTGCGTCACCTTGGCCTTGCCCGGCTTGCACGGTTTGCCCACGGTGCTGTTTGCGCTGGTGTAGTGCCTCTCGCCGGTGAATGTCACGATGTCGCCCATCTTGCACCCGCCGCCCTTGGCCGGTGCAGCGTCCGCCGCAGTCCCGCCGCCGGTCGCCTCCTTTCCGCCGTACTTCGGTACGCCATAGCCGCGAATGTACCGTCCGTTCACAGAAATGGTGCGGCGCTTCACGCGGTCGGAGTAGTTGCCCTCAATGACGGTGATGCTTGTCCCGCTGACCTTTTCCACAATGCCCACATGATCGGCGCTGCCGGTACAGTCTCCAACGCCGCTGTCCTGCCAATCGTAGAAAATATAGTCGCCGGGCTTCGGCACATAAGCGTCGTTCTCCTGCCAGCTCCCCAGCTTCTTGAACAGCTCGATGTGCTTTCCGCAGCCGCACTCCGTCGGGATGATGTCGGTCATTCCCGCCGCGATGGCGACGGCGCTTGCGAACGTGCTGCACCATGCGTCCGTGTACTTCACAGCGTAGCCACGGGCCAGCGGCTTGTGACTGTTGTACAGGTCGATGATCTTCCTGTGGCTCCCGTCGCTCTCTTTGCATCCGATGTAGCTCTGTGCGATGCTCACGATCTTCTGCCGCTGTTCCTGTTCCGTCATGGGCTTTCCTCCGCTTCCTGCGGCGCTCCCTGCCGCATACTTGTCGTAATACTTCTGGCCGAACACAGCCCGCCGGGCCTGCGCCGCCTCGCTCTGATCTGCCGGGCGCTCAAATTTCAGCAGCACCGCGTCCGATGCCGCCCGGACGCTTCCAGCCGTTTTCAGCACGGCCAGCACCGCCTTATAGTCCTCCCGCAGCTCTTTCATCAGGAAATCAAGCTGCATTTCCAGATCGCCGATGCTTTTTCGGCAGCACCGGGCATAGTCCAGCAGCTCTGCCTTGCGGGAACAGTACGTCCATTGGGCGAGACCGTAGCCCGCCTTATCCGTTGCGAAGAACTGATACTTGCCGCTGTCCACCGCCGCCGTATAGCTTGCGTCGGTCACGCCAAGCCTTTTTTCATATAGGTTCTCCACGTTGTTCGGGATAAGGCCGCTCTCCGCATACAGGTTTCCCATCAGACCGGCGGTGCCAAAGTCGTTCAGCCCCGCTCCTTTCAGATAATTCCAGATTTTCTCCTCGTTGTTTTTCCCTGCCAGCATGATCTATCCCTCCTCACGGTTCCTCTGTCTGCTGTGCAATCCGTTCCGCCTCCTCCTTTTCCCGTCTCATGTCCGCAAGCTGCCACCGCCTGTCCTGCTTCTTCTCCTTGGTGGTCTTTATCCAGCCGAGGATGCCGCACTCGCCGCCCAGCGTGGCGAACACGCAGGTGATCAGCGTATCCGGCACGGAGCCGTACACGGTAAACAGCGCGATCATGGCTATCGTGAATACCGTCAGACACAAAAAGACGATCAGCAGAATAAAGTCCATGGTTCCCATGCGCTTCTTCCGGCCTTTCGTCTTTGTCTGCGTTCGCTTTCCCGCCATGTCAGTCCTCCTTGATGTGCGGATGCGCGTTTTTATTCAGGTGCTTATTCAGTTTGTCCAGCGCATCCTTGCACGGCCCGTTGCACCCCTGCTCCACAAGCCCCTGCAACGCGCCGCGCAGGCCATAGCAGATAAGCGTCTGCTCCTCCTGAATGGCGTTGATGAACTCGCTCTGCTTTTTGTTGCTCTCAATGACCTTGTACACGGAAACAATGGCGGCGACCAGCGCTCCGATTGCTCCCAAAAGGCTGGCCGCCTTAATGATGGTGTCCGCGTCGATGTACATTTTCCTGTCCTCCTGCTTTCACTCCGGCCATTCGTCCCCGCCGATGGCCCTGCGGTATGCCTCGTCGGCCTCCGCGATCTCGTCTCGCCCGGTCACGGTGTCGCCCAGCTCCGCAAGGCGTGTCGCCAGCACCCGGACGGTACGCGCCTGCATTTCCACAAGCGCCTCCAGCTCTGCGATGATCTGCAAATGGCTGCTCACGCCGTCGCCTCCGTCCAGCCGTATACCCCCGGTTCCCACACATTGGCATCCGCCGTTGATGTCCAATGCTTTCCATTGTGGCTCACCTTGTCGCCCTTTGCGTAAGCGTCATGCGCCCCCACCGGCTGGCTCCATTCCGGCCATTCTTCCGCCGGGTCAGATGCCGCCGACCAAAGCGACACCGCCTTGTCCGGTTCCCATCCAGCCTGTGAGGTGTGCGCCTGTACGCATTTGTACAGCTTGTCCCCCCAGTTGCGTAGCTGCCCCACCGTGTAAGCAACGCCGGTCTGCCACGTTTCAAACAGGCTCTTATGCTCCCCCGCAGTCACAGCGTCGATGCTTCCGCTCTCCGCCAGCGTCACAAAGGCGATCTCCGTTGCTTTTCTCGTTTCTTCCATCACCTTTATCCTTTCCACATACCGGTAATGCTCGCTGATGGTATAGAAGTCGTACCGCGTCCCGTCCTCGTCCGTGTCGCTGTGATAGTGCCGGTCGATGCGGCAGCGGTCTGTGATGCTGCTGTCGTCGTACTCCCGCACCGTGGTCAGGTATTCACCCTCCCGCAGCGCGGGGCCGCCCACGATTTTCAGGTTTTCCCGTTCTACGCCGCCGATAACGCTTGTTCCGTAGACGTATTCCATCTTGCCCGCTCCTTTCTTGCGTGTTCTCTGACCACGCATTTCAATTTCCGCTGCAAACCCGCCTCCACATAGCTCTGGAAAAAGTGAACGTGATTGCAGTGCTTCATCTGGCCCAGTCTGGATAAAAGCCCCTGCGCCAATGCGGGCTTGATCGCGTGGTGCCGCCGCATGGCACGGCGGCAGGCGGAAAGAGAATGTTTCAGGCGCACCATGTTTCGTTTCCGCAGCAGGGTATACCCTCGCCCGAAGCGATACCCCAGCGCCGCCACCGTCCGCTTTGCTGTCGGATAGAGCTGCCACTTGCCGTTCAGCCGCAGGCCGTGTGCCGCCAGCCATTTCTCGATCAGCTCCCGCAGCCGCCGCAGCTTCCGCTTGTTCCGCCCGAACAGGGTAAAGTTGTCCATGTACCGCAGGTAGTGGTCGCACAGACCGCTTTCCCGTATCAGCCGGTCAAGCGGTTGCAGCACCGTGTTGGCAAACCATTGGGAAAAGTAAGCGCCGATCAGAATGCCGTGCTTCATCAACCGTTCGCATACCTCCAGCATTCGCCGGTCTTTCACCAGCCGCCGGAGCCGCTTCATCACCGTCTCCGCCGTCAAACTGTCGTAGAAATGGTGGATGTCCAGCTCCTCGGCGTACTTCGTCCCTTTTTGGTCTGTCCGCATCCACTTCTTGATGGCCCGAACGCCGTAATGGATGCCCCGGTTTCGGATGCTCCCGCAGCAGAAATTGTCCATGCCCCGCATCATGATCGGCTCCAACACCTGAATGACCGCGTGATGCACATACTGGTCAGGCCATAGTCTCGGCTCCGATATGTCCCGCCACTTGCCAGCGCTCTTGTCCCAGCGTCGCGCAAGCCTCGGCTCGTTCGCCTCGTAACCGCCTGTAATGATCTCCCGCAGCTCTTTTACATAGCGGTCAACGTCCGCCTCCACCCGTGCCACCGTCCGGTTTGGCCTGTGGTGCGGATGGAAGCGGTGTGTCACGTTCACAGCGAAGATCGCCAGCCGCAGGTTTTCTTCCGATACCAGCTTTGGAAATAGGTTGTTTGCTCGTTTCATCAGGAATGTTTTCCTCCTTTTAGCCTCACGGTCTTTCCATCGCCTCCACGGGTTGTGGAAGTGTACTAAACCGTGTCCTGATGGCTTATCTGCACCAAGGGGTGCCGAGGATGTCCGCGCCCCGGCGTGGGTCTTTGCGTTGCCGGGTATGGAGGTGGGTAGCCAGTCCATAAAAGGACGCGGCAGCCGATGTTCGCGTTCGAGTTGGACGCGTTGGTGTAGTTCACGTAGAACAGCCCGTGGTTCCCGTTCTGGTTATAGTTACCGCCGAAGTACAGGCACGGGTTGGAAGCATTGAAGTTCCAGTTATCCGCCGAACCGAGAAGCAAGGCACCGACTGCGTGCGCGGTCATCCCCTGTATTTTCAAGCCGCCTGTGCGGCTGAAAACCCGTTAGCCTTTTGCGCGGCCTGCGGGCCGCAGGATACGCAGAGGGGGATGCGTCCCCCTCTGCACTCCCCCGTCAGGGGAGTTTTTGGAGGCGGCAGCCGATGTTCGCGCCCGAGCTGGACGCGCTGGTGCAGTACACGCAGAACAGCCCGAGGCTCCCGTCCTGGCTATAGACACCGCCGAAGTACAGGCACGGGTAGGAAGCATTGAAGTTCCAGTAATCCGCCGAATACGTCGTCTCACTCCCGCCCGATGCTGTGGGATAGATAACCCATTCCAGACCGGCCACCGTTGCCACGGTAAAGGCGCTGGGCCATCCGCTCGACGGAACGCCCACGGCGGTGCCGCCGCTGTTGTCGCTGAAACTGCTGGGCGTGTTGATGATGTTCAGGCCGTTGCTGTTGTAGTAGCAGCCGTCGCCCCAGTCATACACGTTGTCCCACAGGCCCTCGATGTAGCGATACTGCGTACCGAGGCCATAGCTGTCCCGGCTCGCAAGCGTCGTTCCGGTGTGATAGGGCATACTGTCCGTATAGCCCATATTCTCCGTTGCGCTGTTGTTGCCGCAGCCCTTGCCGATGGTTTTCTGGCTGTTCCAGTCCGCGAACTCCACAAGGTACAGCATCCAGATCGTCATGCGCATCTGAATGTCGCTCTGCCAGATGTTGCTCCCCAGATTGTGGATGCTCGTGCGGGCCGTGCTGCGCGTGATATTCGCTTTCGGCTTTACACCGGACTGGCTCTTGTAGTTGTTGGTGTTGCAGTGATAGCGGCCAATGTACACAATGTCCCGCTCTCCCTTGCCGTCCCCTCGGTCGGCGTGGGCAGGGGAGACGTGAAAGCCGTCCGTTTCCTTATCCGCGATCTGGAGTTTCAGGCTGTTCCCGCTCTTTGTCCACTTGTACCAGAACTTCGGGATAGCCACCAGCTCACCGGCCACCGCATCCGTCACGCGCACCATCCCGCTCCACGGGTACAGGTTGTCAAATGGGCTTCCGTAACTGGTTGCCCCCGCCCGGTACGGTGTCGGGTTCACGAAGCTTGCGGCCTCGTCCGTCCGGCTCCACACCGTCGTGCTGGTTCCGTCCCACACCACGCCGTAGATGTGCCGATAGGCCAGCTTCACATTTACCGTCTGTCCGTCCGCCGTGATGGTTGCGGTATCCTCCGCCGTCTCTCCGCTCTTGGTGGCGGTGATGGTGTAGGTGCCGCTTTCCGTCACGGTGAAGTCCACCGTCCCCGTTGCAGATGCCGTTTTGCTCTGCGTCTTGCTTCCCTTGGTGCAGGTGACGGTGGAGCCGCTGTCAATGCTCACGTGGATGGTCGCTGTGAAGTAGGATAGCGTCGCCGTGTACTGCTGCACCACGGAAACTGTCACCGTATCCGTGGCAGTCTGCCCGTTCTTGGTGGCCTTGATGGTGTATGTTCCGTAGTCCTCCACATCAAACGTCCATTTTCCGCCGCTCTCCGTCGCGGTGTATACCTTGGTTCCCAGCGTGGCTGTCACCGTGGAGCCGGTTGGTGCGGTCACAACGATCTGCGCCGTCATGCCTACCTGCGGCAGACTGTCCGCGCTGAGCTTGCCGTCTGCCCCCAGCGTCGGGATGCCGTTCGGCACGTTGATGGGGAGCTGATCGGTGTCCATCTTCCCGTCCGCGCCGAGACCTGCCACGCCGCCCGGCGTATTGATGGGGAGCTGATTGGTGTTCACCTTGCCGTCCGTTCCGATGCCCGCAACGCCCCCCGGCGTATTGATGGGGAGCTGGCCGGTGCCAACCTTGCCGTCCTCTCCCAGTCCGGCCACGCCGCCCGGTGTGTTGACAGGGAGCTGGCTGACCGGCACCTTTCCGTCTGTCCCCAGCCCCGCCTTTTTGGCAAGAGCCGCCGCCACCGCATCGCTGGTCAGCAGCTTGTCGCTGTTCTCCGTCGGCACCGTGTCGAACGTCTGTGCCGTAACGCCGCCCTTTCCGTCGCCTCTCAGGATACCGCTGGCGGTGATCTTGTCCTGCTTGTCCGTAATGGCCTGACGGATACCCTCGTGCGCGTTTTCATCCTCGTTGTGTTCCTTGATGGCAGCCGCCATGCTTTCCGCTGTCACCAGCGCCGAAGCGTCGATGGTCACCTGCAGCGTCCCGCCGCTGCCCGTAAACTCCAGCAGCCCGTAGAACGTGTACACATAGTCCGGCACGTCCGTCTTGCTGGGGATTTCCACGCCCGCGTCCGTGTCCGTCTGAAATAGTGCGATCAGCCTTGCCGCGCCGCTGTCCAGCTTTGCCCAGATGCCGAGCTGGTTCATGGGGTATCCCGTCGCCAGTGGTGTCACTTGCAGTTGCAGCTTTTGTCCCTGCGCCGTTGTTTTGTTGGACAGGATGCTGACTGTCTGCTTTTCACTCACAAGCGCCGTCTGCGCCAGCATCGCCGCCTCGCTCACGCGGCCTGTTCCCGCCGCCGCGCGGGTGATGGTCAGCGTCTTTCCCGCTGTCCATTGTGCCAGCAGCTCACTGCCGCTGTTGGTGATAACGCCTTTCCATGCCACTTTTCGTTTCCTCCTGACTTAGAATTTCGATGCGCTGCCGAAGTCAACCACCGCCGCGCCAGCCATAGCCGCGATGCCGTAGGCCGTTGCGGTGCCGCCCGCATCGTAATATTCCACTTCCTCCAGATGTGCGCTGAACCGCTTGGCAGCGGCGAGCCGACGTTCGATCTCCGCGATGGTCATGGCGGCGAACTTCTGCCGCTCCTCCACGGTGGTGATGTTTACCCGCAGTCTGAACTTTCCGTGGGTGCCGCCGTACTCAAACCATTCCTCCAGCTTTGTTCCCGGATAGATCGCGTCGGCCTGCGTTCTTGCAGCTCCCGCAGTTCCCATTGTTCGCCGGATGTTCAGCGCCGTCTTGACGATGCGCCGCTTCTGCTCGATGTCGTACCCTGTGTCGTACCAGTCGATCTTCCAGTTCACGGCCAGCGCGTCCAGCACCTCCTCGGCCACGGTGTCGATGGCGGTGTATATCTGACTTCCCGCGATATAGCCCATCGTCTTTTGGTGCAGCTCCAGCATCGCCATGGATAGGGCCTTTACCCACGGCTGTTCTCCCAGAATGCGCGGCAAGCCGTCGGCGATTTGGGCATTTTTCAGGCTCTTAATCATCCTCCAGCCCTCCATAGGTGGCGGTGGCCCCCGTGCATTTCGGCAGCTCCGTGGTGTCGATCACGGTGTCTATGGGGGCGGTCAGCGTTACCCGCTTGGCCCCCGCTTCCCGCAGCCGGGCGATCAGCTCCGTCGGGTTGATGTCTCGCCCCAGCTTTCTTTGCCATGTCTGGAAGTCCGCCACCGCCGCCGCGATGCGGCTTTGTATCTCACTCACGCTTCGCTGGTCGCTTTCCGCGATCCAGTATTTCACGGTGATGGCGTATTCCACCTCGTCCGGGGCCAGCGCCGTCACCTTGTCGCACAGCGGGCGGATGGTCTCGTCGTCCAGATAGGCCGCCATGGCCGTCAGCTCCGTGCTGTTGGGGACGCGCAATCCGTTCTCGTCCTCGATCACGAAGTAGATATTTACCTCGTCCGGCAGCGGGCTGACGATGCGCACGTCAGCTACATCACCCCGCCACTCCCGCGCGTAGTATTCATAGGCATCGCGCGGCCCGGCGCAGCTATACACGCTGGGGGCGAGGTAGATGCGCCGTGTCAGGCTGTCGTCGTCCTCTGCGTCCAGTCCGCCGGTGCTTGGCGTGGTGTTGCTCACGCTGGCAACATAGGCGATTGGGTCAACCAGTATCTTGATGCCGCCGGACAGAATGCCGTTGCTATCCGCTCCGGCCTCCTCCGCCTGCACCACCACGTCGGTGTAGGTCTCTCCCGCCGCTATCTCGCCGTATTCCACGGTGTTGAAGTATTTCCCGTCCTCGCTCTTGACCCGCGTTCCCGTCGGAATGGCCGTCGCGCCGCTTTGCGCTTCCGAAAGCGTAAATCGCACCGTCGCCGTGGCCCGGTTTGCCTCCTTGCGCGTCAGCCCCACAAGAGCGGCCAGCGCATCCAGCGCGTCTCCGGTACTGGTTTTCAGCATTTCCATCCGTCCCTTTGCGTCGGCGTACTGCATCGTCTGATACTCCATCGCGCAAAAGGCTTTCATCAGCAGGTTCAGCGGGTCGGCCTCGCCGATCTCCGGCTCCTTTCCTGTGGCCTCCCGGTAATACTTGGTGTACAGCTCGCGGAGCTGTTCTTCCGTCTCCTGCAAAGTCATGCTTTCGATGAAACTCAGCTCCGGGCAGTTTGCCAATTCAGCGATATTAGACAAGCTCGATCACCACCTTTGGTATCATATTCCCGTCCTGCGATTTTTCCGCAGTCCATTCCACACGGACGACACGCGCCCGTGGCTCATACTGTTCTGTCTTGCGCACATACTCCGCCGCCAGCAGGACTTGCGCATTTTCCTGCGGGCAGTCGATAATCGTCCCGTCGATGCCGAACTCCCGGTCAAGCGCCTGCTCTCCGGCCCTCGTGGCGTAAAGCACCTGCAAATTGCGGTACACCTCCGCCGCCGTACTGTCGTTTGCGCTCCCCGGCAGTATCTCGATCACCGCGTTTTCCGTCGATAACATGGCTGCCTCCTTACAGGTATTCCTCGATGGTCAGGCTCACCTTGCACTCCACCATCGCTCCGCCGTGCAGCACCGCGCCCCACTCGTCGCTGATGTCCGTGATCTTGAACGGATACGGTGATACTGGCGAGCCGCCCACGATGAACCAGTCCGCCGTGTTAGTCTCCGCCATGCGCTGAAAATGCCGCAGAACACTTCGCGGGTTTACCCCGTCCTGCGCCCGCAGCAAAAGATCGAACTGGTATTTCCGCAGCTTCGGGGCAATCCACTGGCTCCGCGCCCGTGCGCCTGTCCGGTTGTGGGTCGCCCAATCGCTGCCCCCTTGGCCTTTCAGCCCGCTCGGTGTCAGGATGCGCCGGTCGCTCACCGTGAACGTCATGCCCATGTAGCTTCCCAATGCCACTTTTCGCCCCTCCTTACTTATCCGGCTTTCCCACCGCGCCGCTCATGTGCGTGTGGTTCACAAGGCTCACGCCGTTGATGGTGATGTCTCCGCTCGCCGCCGTGGCGTTGATCTCCGGGGCTGTCAGGCTGATTTTGGTGGGGCTTCCGATCTCCACATCCCCGGCCTCCGTCACCTTTACAGTTGCGCCGTTTATGGTGATCTCCGCGTCGCCACCCTCTACCTCGATCTTTGCGCCTTTTTTTGCGGCGAATGTGTACTTGCCTCCCGCCGTCACACTCAAAGCGCCTGCGGCCTCGATGCTCACAAAGGTTCCTGCCTCGATGCTCACCGTTGTCCCCGCCACGATGCCAACGCCGGTTTTGGCGTTCAGGCTCATGCTGGCGGCGCTGCTCTTGGCCTGAAACTGCCCGCCCGCCACAAGGCTGATTGCGCCTTTCGCCTCGTCGTATATCTCGCCATTGCAGTTGCGCCCCGTCCGCCGGTTCACATACTGTGTGTAAACGCCGGTGTTCTCGTCGTAGCGCTCATAAGCCAGTCCCCTTCGTGCGGCGTACTCCTTTCGGAACAGGCCCTTGTAGCCCTCCGCCGGGGTGTTGGTCTTGTTCCACACCGTTCCGGTGGTGGTTCCCGCCGCAGCTCCGTTGCTGTTGTGGCTCACGCTCACCACCTGCCCGATGCTGGGCATCTTGTACTCGCCGTTGCTGATGGCGTTGATCTGGCGGGTCACGCTTTTCCCCCGGTCAAAGTAGGTCACCTCATAGGTTCCCGCCTTATAGTCGATAGCGCTCACGCGCCCGGTTCTGTTTGTTCCCGCCATTACTTTTTCGCCTCCTCGCTGGCGATGCAGTAGCTCGCAGGCACCCAGCCCGTCACGTTCTGCCCCACCGGCAGCTTTCCGCATCGCGCCGCGCTGTTTGTCACGCGGTAGCGCCCGTTGATCAGGATACCGTCGTACAGCCAGTAGGTGCCGGTCTTGGTTCCCGCCTTGTTCTTTGCCGTGCTGGAAACATACAGCGGAGCCTTGTTCAGCGTGATCGCCTGTCCCGCCTCGCCGCCTGCCGCCGCGCTGGCTGCGCCCGCCGCCGGACTGGTGGTAGCGTAGGTGCTGTCATAGCTCACGCCGCTGTCCGCCGTCTTTTCGTGATACACGATCTTGCCGCCCACGTCCCACGAATGGAACGCCGGGCCGATACCGCTGCACTCAAAGTCGGTGGTCAGTCCGTTGCTGCTGACCTTGTGCGTCACCTTGTCCACAAAGTATTTTCCGTTCAGGTTTCCAAGGCCTGTCAGCGCGATGCAGTTTCCCGCGCTTACCCTCCAGTCTCCGTCCACGCCGAAGCGCAGCTTCACCGTCCCGTGGTTGGCGCTGTTCAGCTCCGCGCAGAGCTGGACGCTGGCATCGTATACGCTGGTAGCCCGCCGGTTCACGCTCTTGGTGTGCGAGCCGCCGCCCACGCTGCACTCGATGTCAATGTCCTTGTCCGCGTCCGTGTAATTAAAGTACCCGCCGGTATAGGTGCCGGACAGGGTGGCGGTGTAGCCGAAGCTCCCCGGCCTGATCTGCGAGCGGTCAAAGGTGCGCACGGCCCGCTTTGCCTTGTACTTCTCCCGGTCATACACCCACAGCCTCCGGGCGTACACTTTCAGGATAAGCCCGTAGTTTTTGCACAGGCTGTTGTAGTAGCTGCTGTCCGTGCCGTCCTGCTCGTCGCACTCGATGTCGTAGTCGTCGGCATCGTAGGTGAACGCAAGGCCGTACCGCGCGGCGATCTTTGCGCCGATACGCTTGATGCTGGTGTTCTTCCAGATCACGTCCCGCTCCAGCTCCGAAAAGTCGCTGTCGCTGGGCTTGCTCACGCCGCCCACCTGCAAGGTCGTCGGCGCGTCCGAAAAGCTCACATCGTCCAGCACGAACAACCCGCACTCCATGATGCTCCTCTGGCCCTGCCGTTCCCAGTTGTAGCCGAGAACACGCGCCCGTAGCGTCGCGCCCTTTTCCGGCATCCAGCCCAGCAGCCATTTCCTGTCCTGCGCGTTGATGGTGATGTCGATGCTGTCGCTGTTGTCCGCCGCGCTGTCGGTGTAGGTCAGGCTCTCGATGTCTCCGCCCACCTGCCCGGCAAAAGGGTAGCTGTTGTAGCGCACATCCAGCGCCAGCCGTCTTGTCTCAATCATAGCTCGCCTCGTATTTCCACGGCGGCATCAGTCCGTCCCGCTCTTCCTCCAGCGCCGGGGTGTTCAGCTCCACCCCGGCGTTGAAGATAAACGTGTCGATCTCCTGCGGATTGGCCGCCATCAGCACGTCGGCGTGGTACTCGCTGCCGTATACCTCCTTGGCGATCACATCCCATGTGTCGCCGCTCTTGGTCGTGTACATCGCGTTTCCTCCCGTCAGTATGCCGTGCGGGCCTGTCTGCGCTGCATCTGGAGATACCACGCTTCAAACCGTGCCTGCGCCTCGGCCAGAGCCTCCTCCACCATGCTGCGGTCGGCGCTGCCCTGAATGTTGATCACCGGCGCAAAGGTCATGTCGCCTCCGCCGCCGGAGCCGCCGCCGTCGATTTCCGCCAGCTCCACCGGCTTCACGCCCAGCATTTGCCCGGCCTTTGCCCAGATGTCCAGATTGTCCCGCCGGGCCGCCCGCTGGAAGCTGATCACCGCCTCCGTTCCGGCCTCGCCCGCGATGCTTGCTCCGTTTGTAAAGCCGCCTTGCGCAAGCATGGGGATTTCCGGGATATTGATGGAGAACGACTTGCCGCCCAGCAGCGGCACCCAGTCCGGGATGGTAATGCCGAGACTGTTGATGCCTGCGATTGCCTTGTTGATCAGGGCGATCACCGCGTTAATGGGGGTCTTGAACAGAGCGCCCAGCGTATTGAAGATGCCCACGAAGATGGATTTCACACCCTCCCACGCCATACGCCAGTTGCCGGAGAACACGCCGGTGATGAAGTTGATCACGCCCTCAAAGATGGTCTTGACCCCGTTGATCGCGCTGCTGATGCCCTCGGCAAAGACACCGATGGCGGCCAGCACCGCCGGAACCACTACCTGACCAATGTGCAACAGCACCGTGATCACCGTCTGAATGATCGGCATAAGGAACTGAATTGCCTCGCCGATGATCTGCGCCACCGTCATGACCACGGAACCCACGCCGCTGATGATGGATGCGATGGATGGAGCCGCCGCTGTGATGGTTTGCAGAATGACCGGCACCACCGTCTGTGTGATAAAGCCGAATAGGCTTTCTATGATGGGCCGCACCGTCGTCTGCGAAAATGTCACGAGCTGGCCGATCACGCCCATTACCGATTGCAGGATGGTGGTAATGCCTCCAAAGGCTGCGCCCGCGTCCTCGCCGAACAGATTGGTGATGCTCTCCTGCAGCGGTTGCAGCGCCTTTGCCACACCGCCGTCCTCGAACAATCCCAGCAGCGCGTCCTTGAATACCGTAAACTTTTCCAGTCCCGTGTCGCCGAACACACGCTGTACGATTTTGTCCAGCCCGCCGAACTTGTCCGTCAGGATGCTCACTACGGCGATGATGCCGGAGATCACACCCACAATAGGCAGCGCCCCGGACAGCAGACTACCGAGGCCGCCAGCAATGGGGCCATAGATACTCCCCAGCAGACCGGCTCCGCCGCTGAATATGCTCCCGACAGCTTTCCCGGCACCGGAGTTTGCGATACCGCTTACCACGCCTCCCGCTTTCCCCAGCAAGCCGGAAAGACCCTGCTGGAAGATGCTGCCCTGAATGGTAGCCGCCGCTCCAATGCCCGCGATGCCCTGTCGTAGCGGCATGGTCAACTTGCCCAGCGCACCGCCCGCCTTTCCCATAAGGCCGCCCGCAAATTGTCCGGCCCGGCTGTTGGCGAACATCCCGCCGAGATTTCCGAGGGACGAGCCGATGCCGCCCAGCCATTGCGCGGTCTTGCTGTTTCCGATTGCCCCCCGCAGGACGCTTCCCGCGCTTTGGTAGCCGGACAACAGCCCCGGCGTTCCCGCCGCCGCGCTCAAAAGTCCTGTGGTTCCCTTAATGCCGTTTCCACCGATCAGACTGGAGATTGCCGCCCCCAGCGTCGTGCGGAAGCCGTTGCTTCCCGATGCGCCCCGGAACGCAGAGAAAAGCCCTGCGCCCGCCGCGCCCGCACTCTTGCCGCTCTTGAACAGGCCAGCAAG